CTAAGAATGCAGACATATCTTTCTTAAGAGAAAGTTGTTCACGTTCTTGGTCAGTAATAAATCTATTGTTAGGATCTTGTGCAATGATAGAAGGTGGTAACGTTGTAGGAAGATGATAGTTATTAGCTCCTTCTTCAATGGAATCTAATTTAGCTTTATCTTCTTTAGTCAACAAACCATCTCTTTCACCACTAGCAGACAATCCTGTAGCTTTATTATTCCATGCTAAGATTTGTTCATCAGTTACGAAACGATGAGTTGGATCTTGAGCAATAATTGTAGCTTCATGAGTATCTGGATGAACGTAATAGTTTGCATTAGTCTCAATGGTATTCATTTTAATCTTATCATAATGACTCATGATACCATCAAGAGTTTCTGTTGCAATATTACGACTAGCCTTATTAGACCAATCAGCTCTTTCTTTATCAGTAATGAATCTATGATCTTCATCTTGTTTAATAAGAATTGGATCAATATGATCTGGCATACTAAAGTTAGTTGCACCAGCTTCAATAGAATCCAATTTATATTTATCTTCTTTAGATAATAGACCATTGTATTGATAAGTAGCAATTCTGTCTTCAGCTTTAGCTGTCCAGAATGCTTTTTCTCTATCGGTTACGTGTCTAATATTAGCATTGTCAGGATGAACGTAATGATTAGCATTAGGTTCAATAGTATCCAACTTAGCTTTATCTTCTTTAGCCATCTTACCATCTACTGCTACAGTAGCAAGTGGAATGGAGTTAGCTGAGATAGGAATCCAATCATTACCATCATAGCGATAAGTAATATTATCTTCATTACAAGTTACAGTCCAACCCTTTTGTGGAGATGGATATTTAGAAATCAATTCTGTGAAAGTTTCTACAGATTCTTTCCAGATATTATCATACTCTAATTGAGAGAACTTGTTATCAATCTCTTCTTTAGTGTATTTATTATTCCAGCTAAGACGATCATTATTGGAAACATGCATTTGCTTGTCTCCAATATGACGATTAACTATAGTTAATACAACGTTTACTTTTTGTTGTGCACCTTCTTGGGTTTCTTTGTTATTCCAAGAGGCTTTATCTACTGCTGATACGTGAATATTTTCATTATCAATATGAGCATCGATAATTTGCTTAGCTTGAGTAATAGTTTCTTTCTCTTTTTGAGTAATATGAATCTTAGTATTACTCAAGTGGTCTAATACATTCTTATTATTAGCAACGATATTAGATAGATTATTATAATCAATACCGGTACCTTTGACTTTATAGCCATCGGTACCAGCAAATGCTACTAACTCATCAACGACAGAATCTTCATTGATATTTTTAAGACGTCGTAGTATATCTGGTTTTGCCACTACTATATCCTCCTTTATTGTTTTAATGCAGAGATAGCTAACATAGCAGCAGATGTATGCTTAGCAGCTTCTGACATCTTGTTCATTTTATAACGTAAATCAGCATCTTCAAATTTAGATACATAATCATATTCGGCAACTATGAAACCTAAAAGCTCACCGCTATTATATTCAAATATACCACTGAAGATACATGTTTTATCTTGTTCATCAAAGAATAATTTGGAAATGAAGGCATCAATTTTATTCTCATTCTTATAGATAACAAAGTTGTGTTTCTTAAGAAGATCTACAACTAGTTCTTCCATAAATCCTATAGGTATATCTTTATGCATTTTAATCAAATGATATTTAGCTAATCCATCTTTATCTACCTCACAGATGCAAGATGCTTTTAAAAATGGAATATTGTTTAAGGAATGAGTACCATTATGGAATAAATAGAACTCAACTCTATCCGCATCTACGTCTTCTAATATTTCTTTTACATTATGCTTAAGACTATCACTAATTCTTAAGAATATTTCAACTATATTCTTTTCTTTCGTAGTAGGTTTGTCTCCTCGCATTCTAGCTAATTCTTCTTCTAAGTATCTAATTCTATCATTATTATTACCATTGGACTGATTATTATTAGCACTCATAGCTTTAGCTAGATATATTAAGAGTACAATAAGAAGTACAATAATTAAAAGAAAAGCGACTAGACCAAAAACAAATGGACCAAACTCATTTATCATTCTTCCTAAACTTTGAAAAATTTCGTGTACTTCGGAAAGCATTTGGACCTAATCACCACCCCTACTAAATAATTGCCTTAAAGTAACTATTCATATGTTAAAAATTACTTAAGAGCTTTATTTATGAGGTAAGCAGTACCAGTAAGTGCTACAGCACCACCGACAAATTTCATAGTTTTGTTTTCATGTTTAACTTTCTTAAGTTCATCATTTAACTCACGTTGTTTATCTTCCATAGATAATTGATAAGCAGCGATTTGACGATCTGCTACTTTGGTTACATCGATAGTTAATTCATGAGCTTGATTAACTTTAACTGTACCATCTTTATCTGTAGTGTGAGATGTTGTTGTTTGCATTGGTACATCGTAAGTTTGATCATTATATTTAATTCTAGCAACTGGTGCTTGATCTTGAATATCTACATCAGCATCATCTGGAGATTCTTTTTCTACATAACGAATCTCTGTTTGATTATTATTAACTACACGTTCAGTTACTGGTTTATTTTTCTTAAGATCTTCTAATGCAGTCTTAACAATATGAATTTCATTTGCTAATTCAGCATCAGATACTGTAGATCTAAGATCTGCTATTTTTTCATTAGCTGCATCTACTTGGTCTTTCATAATCTTATAAGTAATAAAACCGCCAATAGCTACAGATGCAAAGAAAAATAGTACTATGAAAATAATAGGTTTCTTATAATTTTTAAAATTTTCTATTAAAGTATTTTTAAAATTTTCTAAACTAGCTTTCATATAATTCTCCCGTAATTATTAAGCAATACGTTCCCACATATTAACTGATATATACGGAGGTAAATTATTATGTGCAACCGCATTACCAGTTTCTTGGGTTTCAAAATCTAAATCAAATTGTGCACTACCAGCATTGATAGAAGCACCATTAATTGGTACAGCTCTAGATGTAAATGTATTATACTTTTGATTTGCTGGAATATCATATGCACCATTACCACCATTAGAGCCATTCCAACCAGTCAATTTGAAATTTGGTGGAGCATCTACTGCTATTTTTTCTTTATTAGGTCGTGTGATTTGAACACCATTATTATTTTCTGTAGTACCGGTAGCATGATAATGGTCTTGCATCATATTAGATGTATCTACTTGAATACCAGATTTTCTAACTCTATGACTATGAGATGGTAATTCTCTAGTAGTTAATATATGATCTTTTTCACCGCCAGTAGATCTTAATGGATAATCTACACCAGAGCTTATAAGCATTTTACCTGTACTTACTTTTCTCCATTCACCACCACCTAAGATAGTAGATGGATCTAATGTAGAGAAAGTTAAATAAATACTACCAATAGGATATGCTTTATTTAAGATTTGTTTAGCTACATAGTCTTCTAATAACTTAATAGTTACAGGACTATTAGCATTACCACCTATAGTTACATCAGGTACTTTAACTATACCAGTAAATGTAGGGCTATCTGCTTTAGCATAATAAGATGGTAGCATACCACCAAGCTTTTCTGCATTATCTACATTAACATTTAATCTATTAGGATTATCACCATAGATTACATGACCATGCTCATTAACTGTAACTCTAATATAAGACCCTGCATTAACCCCACTTGTAGGGTGCTTATAGTTATTAGCAAAGTTATCAATCTTATCTAACTTAAACTTATCTTCAACACTCATTAGACCAGCTACTTGTTCAGTTGCAGGTTTAATTCCATCTAAGATAGTATTCCAACGATTACGCTCTTCAGCTGTAATATGCTTAACATCATCTTGAATATGAGCATATGATAAATCAATCTTCTCATTAAGCAAGGAGTTAAGTTCTTTATTGGTAATTTTGTCTAGTTGTTTATCATAACTAACACCGCTTCTACTAGAAAAAGAAACGGCTAATTTACTAGTTGCCATACTTCCTCCTTACTAACATACTTGATTTTTATATTCCCAAGTATCACCTTTACCTGATCTCATTATACATTGGTTATCAAAAAGAATAAATTCATAAGCTGGTTCATCTTCATCTGCACGCAAACCAAATACTGTAGCATATTCTGTAGTTGTATCCATATTTAATCCAAGTACAGATATTTTACGTTTACCGATAAACTTAAAGAAATTAGAGTAGTCATTTGGTTTAGTTGGTTTCTCAGTATCATCATTCAATGCTTTTAAGAATAAACCAACTTCAGCAAATACAGAATTCCATTTTTTAACTGGATCATATGCATTCAAACAATTGTTAGGACCAATCCAGAATTTCTTTTGATCTTTCTCTTCAGGATCGTTCTCTTGTTTTACATATGGAGATTGAGCTTTAATATAACCAATATTAGCAATTTGATCATCTTCAGCATCTAGTTTAGGCATAGGTGCTTTAGGAGTACCAAAGAATGTTGGAGAAGTTAACTTAGCATAAGAGTCAGCTGGTACATTACCAAGACGATCTGCATTATCTGCAGTTGTATTAATCTTAGATGGATTACGACCAGAAATTACATGACCTTGTTGATCTACTTCTATTTGCAAATATAGTCCAGGTGTAACTGCCGTATTAGGATGCACATAATGATTTGCTTCAGATTCAATACCAGCAAGTTTTAGTTTTTCTTCTGGTGACATAAAGCCTTTAGTGTGTTCATCTGCCAATGGCAAATCAGTTACTTTATTCCATCTATCTTTGTCTTCTTGAGTTACATGAATAACTTCATTTTGCGTATGAGCAAGATTCTGCTTTATAGTATTCTGAAGAGATAAAGATAGTTCTTTAAAGCCAATTTTATCTAATTCGTAGTTATAAGGCATACATTAACCTCCTTTATTTGTATTACGTTTATGTTCAAAATAGGGCTCCAATGAGTTCTGAGACCCATTGGAGCATAAGGTTATTCGCCTTCAGGAATTAATGCAAGAGCATCTTCACATTCACTTTGGAAACGATCAAGTAAAGCTTGACGACTAGCAGATTGGTTCCATTCATAAGAAGAGCATACACCAAGATAGATTGCTTTGATCATAGATCTATCAATATTCTTACCATCTACATAAGACATAGTTGGATATCCAAGATAATCAAGAGCATCCATCCACATTTCTTCGATATTACCGATACCATATTGAATAGCACGAGAGAATACTACTTGTTTCATAACTTCATGATGGTTTTCAATATTATATCCAATACGACGAAGAATAGCAATTGCAGGATCATAGTAATGCTCAAGTACATATTTATCTTGAGCTTCTTCGAAATCTTTAGCATTATCAGAGTTAGCTAACCATTTCCATGCTGCATCAAATTCAGCACCAGTTAAAGGATGTTTAGCTAATTCAGCCCCAAACCAATAACCTTTTTCTTGTAGCCAGTCTACAAATTCATCTAAAGAACCTGCATTACTGGAGAATTGGTAAGTACCATAAGATTTCCCGCCTGGGTCTCCCCAACCGCTGGAAATAGTACCAATACCAGCACCACCAGATTCATACTTTTCGGATAATTCACCGATCTTCATAATTTAATTCCTCCTTACATTTCTTTAAGCGGCTTATGAATCTTCTTTGGTCTAGAAGAATTAGCCATTTCAATAACATCATCTGCAGCTTTACTATTAACTGGTATCTCTACCACCGGATGCTCGACAACAGGCTGCTCAACAATGGGAGTTTTTACAATTTTTGGTGCAATAGGAAATTCACCTTCCGGAGAATTCTTAGAACTATCCACCAACCATTTGAATAAACCAATTAAGCCAACACCACAGGCAGATAATCCTTGCCAGCAGCTATCAATTTCAAACTTAGTTCCGTATAGTCCATTGGACCAGTAACCGAATAACCAAGATCCTAAAACTAAAACTGCTGCCAATAGACCGAAGCCCATGCAAATTAAAGCCATATTGGCTCTCAGAGATCTTAAAAGACTCATGAATTTTAGATCCTCCTTTTATAAAATAAAGCCCCAAAATACCCTCTAAAGGTGGAATCGGGGGTTATCATTATGTTAAAACATTATGATAATTGATTAACTGAAAGGAGACAAATATGGAAGTCTTTAATCCTGTATATGATAAAATTTCATTAAATGATTTATCTCCAGAGCTTCAAGCATTAATTAAAGATTCTTCTGAATCTGTGTCTTATAACTTAAGTAGACATATGAAAGATAAGAATGCTCATATTAATAGTTTAGATAGAGAAGCATGGAATAATAAAGCACCTAATGAATCACCTAACTTTACTGGTGTACCAACTGCACCAACTCCTACATTGGGTGATTCTTCCAATAAAATTGCAACTACTGATTTTATTACTAACACACTTAAAATCTTTAAACCAGAGATTGCAATCAAAGCTAATAGATTGACTAATAAGATCAATATCAAACTTGGCGGTGTAGCTGATTCTACTCCAGTACAATTTGATGGTAGTGGGGATCTAGTTATTCCTGTAACTACAGTAGATACTTCTGCACTTAGAGGTGTCTTAGGTAAAGATAAATTATCTGGTAAATATGATATCTCTATTTCTGGTAATGCTAATCATGCAGATACTGCAGACAGAATTGGTGGTATTGAATTAAATGAATTAGCATTAAAAGAATCTCCAGCTTTCCAAGGTAAACCAACTGCTCCGACAGCAGTATTTGGTACAGCTACAGATCAAATTGCTACAACTAAATTCGTTGATAAAGCTATCAAAGCATTAGACTTAGCTGCTATTGCAGCTGGGGCTGGTGGTACACAAACTGGTACTAGATTCAATCCATTTAAAATTAAGATTACTGGTAAAGCTACAGCTAATGAAGTAACTGTAGATGGTACAAGTGATGTAAATCTTAATGTAAGAGATTTAGCTATTGATTATAATGAGATTGCTAATAATCTTAATATCACTAGAGTTAATGGTCATACTGTAGGTAAAGACGTACCAGCTGATGCGGTATTTACTGATACAGTTTATGTGCATCCAAATACACAAACTGATTTGACAGCAACTGAATTTACTGCTGTTACTGTAGATCGTCAAGGTCATGTAATTGCTGGTCGTAATCCATCTACACTAGATGTGGATATTACTAAGAACGCTGCATCTGCTGATAAATTAAAAACTACTCGTAAGTTTAAATTCTCTGGTGTAACTGCAGCTGATGTATCATTTGATGGTACTTCTGATGTAACAGTGAATGTCACTGCTATTCCAGCTAATATTATCACTGAGTCTGAAGATAAACAATTTATGTCTAAAGCTCAAAAAGATAAGTTAGCTGCTACTTTAACTGCAACTGAGATTGCTGATAAGATTACTGAAGCAAGCTCTGGTATGGAATGGAAAGAAGCTGTAGATACTAAATCTAAAATTTCTACTAGATATCCATCTCCTAAGAAAGGTTGGACTGTATCTGTATTAGATGAAGGTAATACTTATCAATACAATGGATCTAACTGGGTAGTAGTTTCTAGTAGTAATATGCCTAAAGCAACTACAACTACTGATGGTAAAATGTCTAAAGAAGATAAAGCTAAATTAGATGGTATCGAAGCTGGTGCTAATAACTATACTTTACCTGCTACATTACCAGCATCTATGATTACTCAAGATGATAATCATTATTTTGTGACTAAATACCAAAATAAGAAACTCCAAGACTTATACAATAAAGGTGAAATGGATACCAAGTTTGCTACTAAAGCAGATTTAGCTAAAACTGATACTGTAAGTTTAGGTAATGGATGGAAAATCTTAGCTACTAATACTGGTGAATTATCTTTCACATTCAATGGTGTTGAAAAAGCTAAACTTGGTACTGATGGTGCATTCAAAGCTGTAAGCTTAGAAGAAACTGGAGGTAACTAATGTTACCTGTGACTAGAAAAGCACTTAAGTACTTTATGAAATTGATTACTCCAGAATATATTAGCTGTTACTTTGTAGCAGTATTCTTCCAAATCTTATGCTATATTACTAATCCTATCGTAGTTCTATTCTGTGATAAGTATGGTAATCTTCCTAAGATATTTAGACTATGGCAAACATATGATAACTGTCTAGATATAGACTGGATGATCTATGAAGAAGTAGTTCCTAAAGTGTTTAGATATGACTTTAAGAAGCATTATAAATATTATCCAGAAGAAAAGTCTAATGAAGAGTTAGTTCCAGGTCATGTAGCTATCTTAGATGATGACTTTACTTTTAAAGAAAGAATACAACGATATTTCTGTAGACTATTATGGTTATATCGAAATACTGCTTATGGATTTGCATATAGAATTCTTGGTATAACTTACACTGGTATTAACCAACATGTATTAGAGAATGATCAAACTAAAGGTAAACAAATCTTTGTATCCTTTACTGAAGATCCACATGGTATTGATAGATACTTCTCTGTAAAATCAGCAGAATATTGGACAGTACCATTTAATAATAAACAATTTAGATTTGATATCTATCTTGGTTGGAAGTTAGCTGGTACTCAAGAGTATACTAATGAAAAACGTGCAATGGTTGCTATTAGAATTAATCCATTCTTAAGTGTAAAATAATTAAAAGTGGTACATCCAATTAATTTGGATGTACCATTTATATTGTTTTGGAGGCAAATATGATTAATGTAATCCCATTAATAGCTAAAAAGTATAACCGTAAGGGGGATACGTCTGGTAGTCTTAAATCATTAATAGATGACTTAAATTGTATAGGTGATACAAATGATGTCTTACTATTCTTAACCAGTATTCCTAGAGAGACAAAGTATTCTTTAGCTGAAGCTTTCAGTGTAATTGTCTCAAATGATGAATATAGAAATATATTTAGAACTAGTATAGTATTTCTAAATATAGATCTAGATTATCATGAATTGCTATTGACTGCAATCAAATCAGAATCTTATGATATCATATGTATGATCAATAAAGCAATACCAACTCCTGATTTATTCTTGGCTAAGAATAACTATGAATGCTTAACTATTGCTTTAGATAAATCGTATGCAGTATTTGATAAAGTACTTGGTATGGTTGTTAGTCAAATAAAACATACTGCATCTTCCAAAGAAGGTAGAGCTTTAGGTATATTTATGACATTATGTATTCTTAATAAAGATATTGACAAGTTAGCTTCTTTATGTACTGGATACTTAGCAACTTGCAGATCTGAATATATGGTAAAAGACTTAATGAATAAATCTGCTATGGATGCATTCCAATATATGTCTGAGGAAGATATCCATACAGTAGTTGAAGATATTAATTCTCGTACTGTATTATCTAGATATCTAAACAATATGTAAAAGAATACCCCTATAGGAGTTCAACTCCTATAGGGATACCTTTTGATTTTAATAATAGATTTGATAAACAATATCTAAGCCTTTGGAAAGCTCAATCAATTGTTCATTTGGCATATTATATTTAGTCAATGGACGAATATCTTGATAGTATTGTTTACCATTGATTTCTTTCTTCCATGCAGTACATAGAGAGATTGTATTGATACGTGCTTCATTGATACCGACTGTATTGATGAACCATTCACGACATTCTTCTTCAGTAATCTTTAAGTTGATTTCAATGAAAGTTTCAACTTCAGATTCTTTAGTAGAATTATAAATAGTAGCATCTACTGTAGTACCATCTTCAAAACGAATCTTTTTAACTGGTTTAGATTCAAATGTTTTGAAGTAGTATGCTACACGGTTACCAATGATTTTACTACCATGGTAGATTTCTTTTTTAGCATCAGTCAAGTCTTCAGTAATCAATGGGAAACGGAATGGAACCAAATACTCTGGTGCACACCATTTAGCATAGTTTACTTCATATACTTGAGAGTTTTCACGACCACAACCATCAGTACCAACACAGAATAAGTAAACTTTTTCTGGTGTAGATGGTGTTTCAAATACAGAGTTTTCTAAGTTCATTTCTGTATTATAAGATGGTGTAGTATATTGTCTAGGAATATCAAAATGTTGAGTAGCAGTATATTCTGCTCCAGGTAAGATGATTTTATTTTCACCTTCATATAATAAGATATCAGTACCACCAACAAAGACTTTAATGTTGGTTCGGTTATGTGTTGCAGTAATATTACTGTCATCATTAGTATGACTAAATTCTGCAATATGCAACTGTTTATCAGGCATCTTACATTTACCTCCAATTAGTTTTTATCTTCAAAATTTATTATTATGTTTTGGTTATCTATTTGTATCGTACTGGGATACATATACATGATCATGTAATTCGAAGTTATCAATATTCTTACGTTTAGCTCTATAACCAATTTGATCATACATTTCAGATATACCATAATGATGTATTCTTAATGTATTAGTGTAAACTATAAGCTCTTTCTTAATAAGATTACGTAAGTCATCAGTACGTTTAAGTACAGCAAAGATATGAATCTTATCATGTACATCAGTAGTTGGATCTAATGTAGATATACCATGATCTTTAATACCATATTTCTTGAAGTAGTATCTTAAGATATATACTAATTCCTTTTGAGTAATCTTATCTATTTCATATTTCTTAGCAATATAGCTACTGAATCCATCATAGAATAATTCGAAGTCTTCATTGCTTAACTTAGCTAGATACTTAACTGCATCTATAGGTTTAATATATTGACTATAACGTCTATCGAAGTTATAAACTGTAGTTAACCCAGCTAATTCAATCTTATAAGATTTAAAGAAATCTATAACTTTAGATACATACATCTTCAAGTAGTCAATACCAATACCAGGAAGATAGTTAAATAACTGTTTATAGTCTTCAGATCCCATGAATACTTCAATATATTTAACTGTATCCATAATAGTATTAGTGATAGCTTTCTTACGTTGTAGATCTTCACCAATAGACTTCATACGAAGAATGGAGTTATATAGATCTATATCTTGATAACGTAAGTATTCTGTATAAGTCTTAGCAACTTGAGAACCATTGATTCTAAAGAATTTATTACTAAACTTCTTAATCATTAAAGCATCATATACCGACTTATATGCATCATAGATACGTTTATTATCAGCATAATACATGCCTTTGACTACTACATCATATATCTTAGTATTGTTTTCTAAGATAGATAGTAGTCCTTTAATGGATATCCCAGGTTTATATGTCTTAAAGTCGGCTACTTTTAGTTCTTCTAATGTATAACCATATTTACGTTCAATATCTCTACGAAGTAAATCTAAATCCGCATCAAAATTGAATCCTTGAATATACATAATTGGAACAGTCTCTGTTTGAATAGTATCTTTCTTATTATAATATAAGTAAGATAAAGAGAATAAATAGCATAAGATAGAAGATAACTTGAATGTCTTATCAGGTCTAATATTAGGAACTGATAATCTAATACGTTCTTCATATCTTTCATCATCAAAGAATATATTAAAGAAGTAAGGAATTTTAAATGATAGATCACTCATAGACATAACTGTATCTATAGAGATATATTTAGTTCTAGCATAATTGAATTCCTTTTCAAGGATTTGATTCTTAATATCTAATGGATCGAATTCATTAGTCCATAACCAATCATCTTCAGTAAATGCATCATAATCTATATACTTAGACTCATCACGAATATAATTATCTGCAGAATCATTTAAAGGAATCTTAACAAACTTAAGATCATAATCTTTAGTTGGATCTTCAATAAAGATATTCTTACGTCTAGCATTTACATAAGAGAATGTAAATAGTATGGTATCACCATGGGATAGAATCTTATCTACATCAGAGAATAATGCTTGATCGTCTACTACTTCATAATCTATATTCTCTTCCAATATAGTACCATCTTCACATAAGATCTGCATTTGATTATTATTATCAGATTCTAAGAAGTTATCATATGGATATGGTATATCTATAACTCTCTTACCATTTCTAAAATCATATATATTATACTCAGTTCTAATATAGTTATTGAAATGATCATATATAGAATTATATATAAAGATGCATCTAACTTCACGACCTTTTTCTAAATTAATAGAATCGTCCAATGTAAGTAGTGTACCAGATACTGTATATCTAGACTTATCAATAACTGTACCACCTATAGTAACAATCATACCATTACCAGATTTCTCATAATTATAGAATGGATAGTTGATTGTAAATATCTTTTGATTAGCTACTCTAGCTTTAAGAGAATCTTCAGTAATATGAACTGTATAGTTATTACGTGGATCTTGGAAGAAGTATACTTTAACGGCATCTTTACTATCTACATAGTCTTTAGAATTTCTAAAAGATAAGATATTACCATTCATAATAAAGTTAGATCTATCTAAGATCTCGCCATTAATAGTAATTAACCACTTATTACGTTTAGTATCATATCCTTCATATGGGAAGTCTATTTTAAATGAACTCATAATACGTTCAATTGGTATTTCAGCAGTAGTTAAAGTAATTCTATCTCTATTCTTAGGATAAATAAAGTGAATCTTAATCTCAGTACCAGAACGCATTACTTTAGTTTGATCTAGAATCTTAATCTTATTCTTTAAGAAAGTATATTCAGAAGAATAGATTGGTTTATCATTCAAGAATACTTCTATAGGATATTGACTTTCTTGATATCCTTGGAATGGTACTTGGATATCATATTCTTGAATCCCTGGAGTTTCTACTGTAGTTGTATAATAGGATTCTTCCATTTCTACATCGAAACCCTCAGTATAAATATTATTAAATGTAACTGTACGATTCTTAGTTACTTTATCTTGAGGGTATACAAATGAGAAGTTCTTCCCATTAATCATATATCTATCAGATGGCAATAATACAGAACCATATAATGCAAAGAATTCACCACCATATTGAATATAATTATAATATGGTTCAGGTATATCAAAGCTACTAACAGATTTATCAGTAGCTGTCTTGAAGTTGAATTCAGTTATCTTACTTTTAATTGGATAAATTGGAGAATAAATAAAGATTACAGATAGTAAACGTTCTGTAGTGATTTTAGACCAATCAGTATCTTTAATAAAAGTAATCTTATTACCATTTATATTATATCTACTTGGATCAATGAAAGTACCACCAGTAGATAAATACATTAATCCATTTCTTTCATTAAAGTCCCCTATAGGATATTCGATAGTAAAGTTCTTTTGATTATTATTTTGAATTGGATATTGTCTAACTTCAGTGATAATCTTATAGCTATCTAAGTTAGAGATATCATCATTGAATTCACTATTGGAGAAGAAGATAAACTCAAGTTTAGACTTGCCTCTAAGGAACTCATTGTCCTTAAAGACTAGTTTACCATCTTTGATGTCATACTTATCTTCTAATACACGTTTACCATCTACATTAACAAATACAGCTCCACCTTTATTGAGGAAGTTCTCATGAGGGAATGGAATCTTAATACCATTACTAGCAAAGTTAGTTAAAGTCTCATTAGCTACATCTACTTTTTGATCAGTATCTAATACTTGCTTAACTTTATAGTTGAATACATACTCACCAGTATCTTTATCTACTTTACGGTCACGTAATAGATAGTATTTGAATATGCGTAAATCATCAAAACCAAAGATAGAGCAGATATCTACCATACATTTAGCAGTTGATTTATATTTAAGTAACTCATGAAGTCGTCTCATCATTCTAACTTGATAGATTAATGGGATTTCATCATAATATGGTACACCATGAGACATGAATATATATCTTACACAACGTTC